ATTTCATTATCAGATATATCCCTTTCTCGACAGGGTTGATTCTGAAGTGTCTGAAGAATCGCTTTCATCTTCTTGTTTAAAAGAGTTATACGTGTGTTTGTATAGCGCACTAGTTATTTTTGTTTGTACTAGAATACAGAATGGGTACACAGGGTGGAGTAAATGTTAACCTCCGGAAGTTTGTTATGAAATCTGTTCCACAAGATGCGGTTGTGGTATTTATTGGGCGACGCCGCACAGGCAAATCAACTCTTGTTCGCGACCTGTTATTTCACCATCAAGATTTACCTATGGGATGTGTTATTTCAGGTACAGAGGAGTCAAACGGATTCTTTAAAAAGATAGTTCCGCCAATGTTCATTCATGGTGAATATAATCCCGTAATTTTGGCAAACTTCGTAAAACGTCAAAAGCTCGTTATGAACAAGATTCAACAAGAATTGGAACGTGGAGTTAAATCCAATATTGACCCGCGCGCATTTTTGATTCTTGATGATTGTATGTACGATGATTCATGGACACATGATAAGAATATTCGATATTTATTTATGAACGGGCGTTGGTTAAAAGTGTTTTTCGTTATTACTATGCAGTTTCCACTAGGTATTCCTCCAGCGCTTCGTACAAATGTTGATTATGTATTTATATTAAGAGAACCCTATAAAAATAATCGTGAACGACTTTTTACGAATTACGGATCCGCTTTCCCATCATTTGAATTTTTCTGTCAAATGATGGATCAATGTACGCAGAATTACGAATGTCTTGTCGTTAATAACAATACGCAGAGTAATAAATTGGAGGATACAATATTCTGGTACAAAGCGGATATACACGGTGACTTTAAATTAGGTGCGCCAGAATTATGGCGACAATCTGAGATGTTATCGCGTATTAAGGAAGAAGACGATGTTAATATGTTTGATCCGAGACAAAGTACTAAATTAAGGGGGCCAGCTATCAATGTCCAGAAGAAATATTAATAAATATAAGAAATGAATACGAAAGTTAAACAATCAGCTGGCATGCTATTTGTCATGTTAATTGTTGGAATGGTACTGTTTTTAGTATTAATGCCAAAGGCTTCCGAGGGATTTGTGGATACTATCCGTTGTGGAGTTGATTTACTACCGTGTTCAGGAGAACGCATACGGTGTATGAATGGATACTGTAAATCTGACATTCCTCCTAAGCTTCCAGCACTATCTGATTTGCCAATGACACCACCGACAAAATACCCCTATTCCCCTTCTCAATAATTCGCATATGTGTCAATGAATAAAACCTTTGCTTTTGCTAGAAAAATGGTCCGCTCTAAATCAATGGGAATTGGTGCGATGTTTGTCCTACTTGTTCTATCTGTTGTTTTACTACCAATGATTGTGCGTTATATTGAAGGGCTTGAAGTTACACATTTTGCAACACAAGGATTTCAGGATATAGCTAATATTAACGGACCTTCCTCTGCTGATGGAGGTGTAGCGGGTATTCCCGCTATTGGTTCTGCCTCTAAGTTACCAAACTGGCGCCCCGATCGTAATACTGATTATCTATGCCGCTCACCAAATGAGGATGGACAACCATGCCCCGAAGGTCAGTTCTGCGATGGTACAACCCAATCGTGTATTCCTAACTATGTAGGTGGAGAAGTTCCAAATACGGGATATTTCTCTTAGGCCTTAAAAAACAGGATACATGATTGTTTCATGTTTACTAAACCAAAAAATTAATTCAGAAAACGTACTTATTCTATTTCCAATACAATAATTACATTTTGCTAAAACTAATACTTTAATTATAGCATACTGAATATCATTTATATTTTCACTTTTATTAAGTATAATAGTTTCTATATTTTTCTCTTTGAATAATTCTATGTATTTATCCAAAAATGTGTGATTATCAATTGAAATAACTATCATATTAATATCATTATGTTTATCTAGAACTTCTATAATTTTATCTTTATATGTTTCAAAATTATATGCTCGATTTATATTATTTTCATGACTAGCTTTCCACGTACGAATTGAAAGACCTAGTGTTCGTTTTAGTTTAAATGGCTCAGATATACTATTTACCATATCTATAACAATTGGCTTAAAAATAATTTTATCAATTGTGGCAAATATACGATTTTTAACTAATGGATGAATCTTAAGTGGATCATAATTTGTATCTATTTTTCTTGAATAAGAAAATAAATAACTAAATTTATAATTATTTAATCCACCAATATACCAATCTCCGCCTGGTATATTATCCTGAAATTCTTCCTCATGTTTGTGAATAAGTAGTCGACATGTAGTAACTTTTTCAAGTCTTTTATTTGATGGTCCTTTAAATATAAATTTATCATCAAGAATTGTCTGATATTGACCATAACTATAGTTATCATAACACTCTATTACAGTATCATCATTAACACTTAGAGCGCTAATTAGATTTTTTAAAACATTACCGATTCCCAGTTTATCAAGCTGATAATCTTTTATAATAAACTGAATATTTTCCATATTCGATATACTATATACTATAAATTCTAATATAAATGCTTTAGGTTTATATAATTAATAAAATATAATTATTTTTAATAATATAGTTTTATTAATTTAGTTTGTATTATTCATAATTAACATCACTCATTTTTCCAAAAGGATGTGTTGTAGTTTCGGGTTGTATAACTCCATTCTTGAATTCAAGATTTGCCATATTAGCACCAGTATTAGGTACAACCGTATTTTCAACAACAGTATTTGTTGCCTCCGTCACTTTTTCAACTGTAATAGATGCCTTCTCCAACTTACGCTGTAGTGCTACATCGCTATTACCAGCAAACATGTTACCAAATGTATCAGAAACACTGGCACCCCCACCAAATACCTGCTTTGTACTAGCAGCAGCTGCCGCTCCGCCACTTTTTGACCGCTCTTCAAAGTACTTATCACGATTATCTTCGTTCTCCTTGTACTTACGCATTAGAGTATTGAGCTCATCCTGGGCATATTCTTGATCGGCGATTTCATGAGGTTGAGGATCCCAAGGGAGCCATTTACCTAGATCACCAATAAAAATATTGTGGTATTTGTCTTTGCCCTGTAGCTTTTTGGCCTTGAGTTCTGCCTCTTTAGGATTTCCATAAACTCCGCGAACTTTGAGACCACGTACGGATGTACGGAATTCATTCACCGCATAGAACTCATCCTCAAGTTTGGTCTTGTTGGCAAACATATAATTATCATACGCTTCTACAATTGTTGTCTTCTGAATATCAGCACGATTCTTTTGAACAAAGGGTTCATACTCGCTCATGAGCGTCGTGATATTCATCCTATTCTTACGACAAATTGTAGCTTGCTCGTTTTGATCATTCTTTTCAAGCTCCTTAATACGCTCATCAAGCTGATCATTAATATTTTTTACAACATTGACCATATATTTCTCAAGATTCTTGATCTTCCAATCAACTTCATATGATTCTAGAAACTTCTTAAAAAAGAATACATCCTTTTTCTCAAGGACTTTCTCCGGACTGATGAAACTTAGTAGAACATAACGCTGTCCAGGGATCTCAGTGTCTTCATCCAAGAAGTCCTCAACTACGGTGGGTACACTTTTATCTGTCATGTGTATCTATCAAGTTTGAGTATTGAAGCTTTAAACTCAGATTTAGATTTAGATTTGTAGACGGGTTTTTTTCTTACGGCTAAATATAAAGAATGATGGGCTACGGTTTTGCTGAAATTGTAAATCGCATAATTAAATACCTGATTGAGGGTCTAGTAATTGCGGCGGCTGCTATCTTAATCCCCAAGAAGTCGCTACCGCTTGACGAAGTAGCGACCCTAGCCGTGCTCGCGGCGGTGGTGTTCGCCATCCTTGACGCGGTGTCCCCTAGTGTTGGTGTTACTGCAAGACAAGGAGCCGGTTTCGGATTGGGCGCAAATTTGGTGGGCTTTCCCCGTGTGTAAGAAATTACCCATTTTTGAATAATAACGAATCCATTTCGTGTATTAACTAAATTGCGTAATGCCCCCCACCCTATGGCACTTCACTTAAATCTTAAAAATAACATATTTTCCAAATTACTGGATATTATGTTGTTGGATTAATAATTGTATAACGAATTGTATTATTAAGTTTTGAAATATGTGATTCATACATTGATTTTGAACTAATAAAACTACATTGTGGTTCTAATTCTTCTAAGCGCCAAATTTCATTTTGAATAACTTCTTTCCAATCATATGCTTCTTTCCATATATCTAATTGATTAATATGAATAATTGAAAAGCCTTCTTTAACACAATACTTGATTTTTTCAATATCTTTTACTTGAACATTTTCAGGAGCATCCCAATTAGAAATTTGTGTAAAATGTTGTTGCCCATCAACTTCTATTAGAATCTTTTTGGAAATAGATCCAAAATCAAATGGCATCACGTTTCCTGTATTGGAAAAGCAACACCATGGAAAACGAAGTTGAGTTGTCCATTCTCCATTTTGTAGTTTTAGAAAGGTATATACTTTTGCCTCGGTTTTCTTTTTACAGTAAGGACACCAATATCCAGTCAATACATTATATAATTTTGATTTAAATTCTGAATAACATATATTACAATCAAATATACATGTCGTTTCAGATCCTTTAAATAATTTGCGTGGAGAAGTTGTATTTTTTATACTCCAGCAATGTATTTGGGGATGAGACGCAAATGATTTTTGAAAGCATGAAGTACAATCTTCTTTTTCACATAATTTTTTATTAGAGCAATATGAACATTGATGATCTCTATTATAATATTTATTAGGTGTTGTTTCATATATATGAAAACAAATTATACAATTGAATTTTATTTTTTTATTAGATTGAAGAAATACATGTCTTGATTGTATTTCATTATCTGAATTCCATGCTTTATCCATTTCATGAGAAGCACATGATTTCTTAAAACATATTATACAATCATCTTGATTACACAATTGTTGACTTGTACAAAAGGGACAATGTTTATCATTATTAATGCTATATAATGCAGATGAAAATGAATGTTTACAATCTATACATTCAAACCAGAATTTCTTATCTGATCTACGCATAACTTGCCGAGGTTTTAGTTCATTTTTAGTAGACCATGATTCTGCCATAGGATGTGGTGCGAATGATTTTTGATAACAGAAGAGACAATCATCCGCATCACATAATCCATCACTCTTACAATATTTACACCATTGTCCTGAACATACATTCTTCATAATCATTTCAATTTCATGCCCACAATCAGCACAATTAAACTTGTATTTCTTATTACTATTTTTAGTTACTTGGATAGCTCTAAGTTCATTTTGTGAACTCCAACAAGATGCTCGTTGATGGGTAGCAAATGAACGTTCATAACAAATAATACATGATTCTTTTCCGCAAAGTAGCTTTTGAGTAGCAGAACAACTCATTATTAGTTTCCTCTATTTTATAGAGGTGAATCAATTTTAAGTTGCCGGAGTCGCTATAGTTGATAATCTTAAATTATCCAATTTAATACTTTACTAAAGTTTTAAATTGGATGTATAGAAATTAAAGACTATGACTGATAATTATTATTTTTTTACAAAACAATCTTTACAATATTCAATACTATTATTTTTAAGTAAACATTGCGAACATACTTGTTTATTACAAACATCACATGTATAAATAGTATCATTATTAAAATCTACAGATAAACATTGAAAACACAGGCCTTCATCGTAGCATTCTTTACAGAATGTATAATTTTTTGAATCAATAATTATATCGTTGGAAGAAAAGTGTTTTATACAATTTTTACAAATAATAGTCGGATATTCGTGTAACCCGATAGTGTAGTTATCTAGATCATAAGATTTACTATTGAATGTCACTTCTAATATATTATGCCCGCATCTATCAATATTTCTAAAAATAACCTGGAAGTCATCAATAACCTCGTTACAATTTATATCATCAATTAAACTTTCAATTGCTGAAAAATTATAGAAAATTGGTTTTCCCATGTGAGATTCTACATGACGGCCAAGCCATATCTGTTTAGTTATCTTGTGGAGAAAGTATATATCAAAAGTATATCCACTATCATATATGTTAGTTATAACTATAAAATCTTGAAGTTTGTACATACTATATACTATCTTACTATTTATATCATTTTTTAAACCCTGTAATTTTATTAATTTAATTAATTTTACTATTTAAATATGTATTTTAACACACACATATGATTTAAAGTATAACTTTATTTACTTCTTTAAATTTGTTAGTTATTGATAGTACAAAATATTCTCCTAAGCAGTAGAGATATATTGCCAATTCATCTCTCCACAAATCTTCTCCCAAGTCTTATCTTGTAGATAAAGTTTATCGCGATTTTTGAGGAGTGGAAAACAGGGCAAATATTCGTCCATTTCTAGCAACTCGCACATCTTATAAAGTACATATCCATACGATAAAAAGTTTCTGCGCCCCTTAGGACAATGCTTCTTAAAAGATGGCTGAATCTCACGAAACATATGTCGTAACTTTTCTTCATCCTCACGAGACATACAAGGCGCATTTTGACCATTAAGGCGATTTATAATATGCGGAATATGTTCATAATATTTTGATGCCTTCATCTTTCTTAGAATCTCACGTAACTTAGTTGGTTTTAAACTTGCCATGTTTGTAATGCGTTCTTTTTTGAGTTGTACAAGAATGGCATCATAAATTTCACCAGGAATCTCAGTACTTTCCTTGGCTTGAAATTGCGCTAACCACTCATTAAAATGGTTAATCTTTTTATAGGCATAATAACATACCTCTCTAGGCGGATCCTTGTATGATGGCTTATCACTATCAACTAGAATAAACTCTTGATGACCGCATTTTGAACAAGTAAGATTTGCCTCATTTAGACACATAATCATCTCATTACCACAGAGATCGCAAATTGTCCAAGGATCATCATATTCTTCGATATTATTGCGCGCCATTGCGGGATTTTCGAGCTGAAGATAATCATTAAGCAATTGATTTCTTTGATGTCCCTTTTTTTGAGGGATAATTATTGTATTATTATTAAAGTCTTTTTGATCAGTCTGTTGTTCTTCTTGGGCCACTCCTTCAAGAATGGCAAGAATTGAACCTGGTTTTGCCTTAGTTGTATTATATGTTTTTGTCCCTTGTTGTATTTGATCTTGAATATCATAATAATTGTAAAGTATATCACCTGTTCTAAGATAATAATCCATTAATTCTGAGCCATCCTCAATAGATTTAATTTTCTTTTCAAGAATATCGACATCTTTTTCAAGACGCCATATTTCAATATCACAAGTAGTATTTTTAATACGTTGTTTAAGATTAACTAGTTCTTGTTTGTATACCTCTAAATTATCTTTTTGTTCAAGATGTTCCTGAACTTTTTGGCTGTGAATAGCGTCGAGTGTAGTACGAGCTTCCGGATTACTACGCTTTGAATTTTTAACTTTAAAAAACGCACCTTCATTCATTGGTGAAATGTACTTATACGGTAAGCGTCGTTTGTTTTTAAATCCCTCATGAAATTACAATTTAGATAAACGCGTTATTAAAAAGATATTGAATTAATCACGGTGTTATATAAAATTATGTTAAAACATTATATCTCCGGTCCATTTTTAGAAAATAATATTTTCTAAAATATAATTTTATAAAAATTATTATCTCACGGCTAAGTATAAAAAAATGACTGGTGGTGGTTTAATGCAACTCGTAGCTTATGGCGCCCAGGATGTTTACCTCACTGGTAACCCCCAAATTACGTTCTTCAAGGTGGTATACCGCCGCCACACTAACTTTGCCATGGAGTCCATTGAAAACCCCTTCAATGGTGCCCCCAACTTCGGCAAGAAGGTAACGTGCACTGTTCAACGCAACGGTGACTTAATCTACCGCATGTACCTACAGGCGACTCTACCCCAGGTACAGTTACAGTCCACGGATGGCTCTGGTGCCCAGTTCCGTTGGCTCAACTGGATCGGTCATAACATTATCAACTACGTTGAAATTGAAATCGGTGGCCAACGCATTGACAAGCAATACGGACAGTGGCTCCACATCTGGAACGAGCTCACCCAGGAGCCTGGCAAGCAGGCCGGCTATGCCAAGATGGTTGGCAACGTCCCCGAGCTCACCAACCTGCTATACCAGGGTGGAAGCACATGCGACAATGACTGCTATGGAGGTGGGCCCCTCACATCCGAAGTCATTACCAGCTGCGCGCCGATGTACACGCTGTACATCCCGCTCCAGTTCTGTTTCTGCAGCAACACTGGCCTTGCGCTACCCCTCATTGCGATCCAGTACCACGAAGGACGCATCAACCTCGAGTTCA